TTATTGACGACGACCTCACCGTCGAAGAGATCACGGACGAGACAGACGCGGAGCGCCGCGCTCGCGAGGAGACCGAGGTCATCCTCGATGAGGTCTCACAGGCGATGGTCGACCGTCTCGTGGACAAGATCCTTCTCATCACGGACGAGGTCTCTGGCCACCCGCTCTACCCCTACCAGATTCCGTTCGCCCGCCGGGTCATTGAATCCCTGATCGTCGGTGACGGCGAGACCATCACCGCGCTCTTCTCCCGGCAGTCCGGCAAGTCCGAGACAGTGGCCAACGTCGTGGCCACGTGCATGATCATGTTCCCGGTGCTGGCCAAGATCTTCCCGGACCTGATGGGCAAGTTCAAAGAGGGCCTGTGGGTCGGAGCCTTCGCCCCCGTGGACTTCCAGGCCGACAACCTGTACGGGCGCATAGTGGCCCGCCTTACCAGCGACCGCGCCGTCGAGGTCATGTCTGACCCCGAGATCGACGTGAAGTTGCTCCCCAAGGGGAACACGCTGTCCCTGAGCAACGGCTCCATGGTCCGAAAGCAGACCGCCCACCCCCGGGCCACCATCGAAGGCAGCACCTACCACCTGACCCTCATTGACGAGTGCCAGGGTGCGGACTCCAAGGTGGTCAACAAGTCCATCGCGCCCATGGGCACTGCCACCAACGGCACCATGGTCTTCACCGGAACGCCTACGTACGAGAAGGGCATCTTCTACAACCAGATCCAGTTCAACAAGCGCGCTGGTCTCCGCAAGGGCGCGCGGATGAACCACTTCGAGGCGGACTGGCGCGACGCAGGAAAGGCGAACCCGAACTATCTCAAGCGAGCCAAGAAGGAGATGCTCCGTCTGGGTGAGGACTCCGACGAGTTCAAGTTGGCCTACCGCCTGATCTGGCTGCTCGACCGAGGCATGTTCGTGACCGCTGAGCGGTTGGACGAACTCGGCGACAACACAATGGAGACGATCAAGTCCTACCACGACTCGGCCGTGGTCATCGGAATCGACCCGGCCCGCAAGCAGGACTCCACAATCGTCACCGCAGTCTTCGTGGACTGGGCCCACCCGGACGCCTACGGCTTCTACCACCACCGGGTGCTGAACTGGCTTGACCTCCAGGGCGACGATTGGGAGGAGCAGTACTTCCGGATCGTGGAGTTCGTCCGCAACTACCGCGTCTTCGCCATCGGCATCGACTCCGGTGGTGTCGGTGACGTCGTGGCCTCCCGGCTCAAGCGCCTTCTTCCTGACATCCACATCGTGGAGATGGGCAGCCAGCGGCCGGACCAGTCCAAGCGGTGGAAGCACCTCATGGAACTGATCGAGCGACGGAAGATCGGGTGGCCTGCTCACTCCCGGACTAAGCGTCTGAAGACTTACCGCCGCTTCCGTCAGCAGATGGAAGACCTGGAGAAGAAGTTCGAGGGCCCGTACGTCCTGGCCGCCGCTCCTAAGGCCACTGACGCCCACGACGACTACGCGGACAGCCTGGCTATCGCCTGCATGCTCTCCCACGAGTTCACGATGCCGGAGATCGAGGTCTCCTCAGTACCTTGGTGAACCGGTTCTGTTCTACCCTCAGAGGGAACCGGTTCTCAGTCTTGAAAGGTAGGCACTCCATGTCGGACGTCGCCCAGGATCTCTTGGTTATTCCCGTAGCGGTCGCTGGTGCGGTCAGCGTCGCGAACGGTGCTCTGCTCTACCCGCTGCCCTACGCGGCGGACCTCGTTCGGGTCGACCTGAAGGCCGCAACCGGCCCCGTCGGCGCGGCCATGATCGCCAACGTCGCCAAGAACGGCGCGAAGGTGTTCGCGGGCGCGGCCCGTCCGACCATCGCAGACGGTGCGACCGCCGGGACCCTGGTCCCGCCCGCCCCGGTTGCCCAGGACGGTCAGTCCATCCCGTTCCGTACCCCGGACAACTGGGTGGCGGGTACGACCGGTGGCGAGGCAGCGGTCAACGCGTACCACAACGTCATCCTGCCGCTGGGTGCGAACGCAGCGCCGCTGGCGTCGTTCGCCGCTGGCGACACGGTGCGGGTGGACGTGGATCAGGTTGGCTCCGGCACCGCCGGTTCGAACCTGGCCGTGGTTCTGACCTTCGCTCGTCGGTAGTTCTTCTCAGGCCCTGCCCCGCTTGGTATGAGCCAGCGGGGTGGGGCCTGATCACAGCGCCTGTTGGTAGGAGGTCTCGCCATGCCGTCGGTCGTTCCCGCCCAGGTGCTGGACCTCAATATCGACGCAGGGGCCACCTTCAGCGAAACGTTCCAACTCGTTGACGTGAACAGCAACCCGGTCGCCGGGCTCACCGGATACATCGCGACCTTCCAGGTTCGCAAGACCATGCGAGACGGCTACCTCTTCCTGAACAAGACCCCGTCGTTCGATGCGACCACCGCCACGATCACCCTGACTCTCACGGCCGCTGACACCTCCTCTCTCGTTCAAGGCAAGTTCGTCTACGGGATCGAACTCGCTGCGGCCTCCGGTGAGCCGGTCATTCGCATTGTCCAGGGCGCGATCTATGTGGACCCGGAGGTTGTCCGATGAGCGTCGGACCGTTCGAGGTTCTCGTTCAGGGCGCTGGACCGGCTGGACCCACTGGTCCGACCGGCCCCTCGGGCCCGTCCGGGCCTTCCGGGCCTACTGGTCCTCGCGGCGCGACTGGCCCCACCGGCCCCAATGGGGTCACCGGCCCGACCGGGCCGACAGGCCCCACAGGTGCTGGGGCTACCGGAGCGACCGGTCCCACAGGTGTTGCCGGTCCCGCAGGCGTGACGGGTGCCACCGGTCCTGCTGGGGCCACTGGCCCGGATGGATTCACCGGAGCGACCGGTCCCCAGGGCGTCGTTGGCGCGACAGGTTCCATTGGTCCGACCGGGCCTGCTGGAGCGACCGGTCCCGTCGGAGCGACAGGAGCGACAGGACCCCAGGGTCTGACCGGGTTGGTCGGTGCCACTGGCCCTGTTGGGGCTACGGGAGCGGCCGGTGGCAATGGCGTCACCGGGGCCACCGGCCCGACCGGACTTGTTGGAGCCACCGGTCCGGCAGGCCTTACCGGCTTGGCCGGTGCCACTGGTCCTACGGGCCCGGCCGGTACTGCGGGGGCGATAGGCGCAACCGGGCCTACTGGTCCGACTGGTCCTGCCGGTGTCACGGGTCCGGCGGGGACAAACGGGGTTGGGGTTACGGGAGCAACCGGACCCGCAGGCGCAACCGGACCTGTCGGGCTTCCCGGGGCTACGGGTGCTACCGGCGCAGTGGGCCCTGCTGGAAGTAACGGGACGGCAGGTGTCACCGGCCCGGCCGGGCCTGTGGGCGCAACCGGAGCGACCGGTGCCATTGGACCCGCTGGCGCTACCGGTGCTTCCCCAGCAATCACCTACGGAACCACGGCTGGCACCGTGACGCAGGGCAACGACCCGCGTCTGTCCGACCAGCGCACCCCCTCCGACGGCTCCGTGACCTCCCCGAAGATCGCCACTGGTGCGGTCGCGAACACGAACTTGGCGAGCGTCCCAGCATCCACCATCAAGGGGAACAACACCTTCTTCTCCGCGCCCCCGCAAGACCTGGGGCTTACGGATCTGACGGACATGCTCGACGGTGTTCTGACGGCGGCCCAGGTGGTGGTCGACCAGACCGGTGGCTTGGCCGGTCCCAAGGTCCAGCAAGCACTTCAGGCGCTATACGCCGACGTCCAGGCCGCCAAAGACCCGTTGTTCGAGTGAGGTAACCGATGACTGCACCTACCTCTCGATTCCTCACCGGAGGGCGTACCCGCCTTATCGGGACTTCCCTGGGCTCACCCGGCGCTGGTGAGGAGCCGAACTCGGCAATGTACTGGCCCGGGGGAGTTACGCCGGGTTGGCCTTCCAGCGACCTGGCCAACTACAACCAGTGGAAGGCGATGACGGGGCGCGCGCCCGACCTCGTTCGTCTGTACTCCACTAGCCCTTTCGCCTCCACGGGCGTGACCGGGAGCACGGGCACCTACGGGATGTTCAGCAACGACTGGGTGGCTATTGCCAATGACGGTGCCCACCTCGTCGTCACCTTCAAAGACTCGGCTCAGATGGCCGGTACGCGTACCTGGCAGGGCATCGCTGACGGCCTGAACGCGGCGGGCTCGAACGCAGTCAAGAACGACTACCTCGTCCTGATCCAGAACATGAAGCGGTGGCGCGACGACACAGGCAACACCGCGTTGATCAAGTCGATCATCTTCGGGTTCCACCATGAGCCAAGCAACGACCCGGTGTCCGCAGGGAACGACGCGGCCGGGTACGTGGCGGCGTGCCAGGCCATCTTCAACTTCTTCCTGGACAACGGGATCGGCACCGGGCCGCAGCCAACCAGTGGACACGGCGCGGCCCACACCGGTACGTGGTACGACATGGTCGAGTGGGCCCACGTCGGCATCGGCTACGACATGCGCACGTCCGCTGGGAACTACGCGTTCTACCCGGGCGACGGGTTCGTGACCTGGGTGTTTGCGGACATCTACGGCTGGGGCGGCGGCCAGTCGATCACTGGTGGTACGGCGGCGACGCACGCGAAGGCTGGGCAGGTTCCGCAGCCTGGTGACACGATCACGGCCGGGCACTACAACGACGGCTGGAAGACAATCCAGAACGTCGCCTCGAACCCAATGACTTGGTTCACGGCCGGAGGCAGTAACCGTCCGGTTCTGTTCGGCCTGGGCGAGTTCGCCATGAGCGAAGACATCGACCGGTTCACCATCTCCGGCGGGTCATTGGCTCTCCCGAAGACGCACGTGGGTGTTCCGCTCAAGAAGGCGGAGTGGTACCGGGGCGCGCTGAAGTTCCTGCGCGGCGAGGCGTACACCGCACCGTCCAACGCCGAGAACAACATCACGGCGGACCCGACCGGACTGAACCTGACGGCCGTGATCCACTGGAACAGCCAGGATGCGGCTCCCCGCTGGTGGAACACCATCCCATACCAGACCGGAGACACGACGGGCCCCTCGACCACAGGTGCGAATGCGCACGCCGTGTACGACGCCTTCAACGCCCTGGTCAACGACTCGATCTTCAGCGGGACGCCGATCATCCACACCGCTCCGGTCGGTGACTTCGTGTGGGCCGTGCAGGATGGCGGCGGTCCGGGGGACATGAAGTTCGACGCGACGATCACGGGGCACGACGGGGCCATCGTTTCCTATACCTGGAACCCTGGCGACGGGTCCGGCAACGTGGTGGACAGCAGCGCGTTGCTCACCGATGAGTTCCTGTACTCGTATGCGACGAACGGGCTGTTCACAGCGACCCTTGACGTGGTGGACGCCAACGGGCTGCACCTCAGCGTGTCCCATCAGGTGGTCGTCCTCCCGGCCTCCACCACGTACGCGAAGGCTCCGCTCATCGGGCCGCTGGACCGGATCAAGGCGTTCCGTTCCACCTACAACCCGGCGGTGCTGGCCCTGGAGGCGTACACCCGCTCTCGGGTCACGCACATCCCTGTCCGGCACGCGGCGGTGACCTGGACCAACCAACCCGTCGCAGTAACGGAGTTCAACGGCGCTACCGCCACCCGGCAGTACGTGGATCTTACTGGCCTGACCCAGATCAAGTCGGTCTGCAACCTGTCGGCAGCCGGAGCCACGGGGGCACAGTTGGCCCCGGCGTACTCCCTGGACGGCGGCACCACGTGGAAGTGGTTCAACTCTTCGGGGGCGGCCGGAACGGCGGTCTCCACGACACTTCTCGGCGCGGTCTGCAATGCCGACACGGTCGGCATTCACCAAGGCACCTTCGCGGGGATCCCGACGGAGGCTCAGGTGGCGGGCGTTCTGATCACCCTGTTCGGGGCTTCCGGGAACGCCACTGCCGACCCGACATACGAGAGCATCGGTCTCCGCTTGCAGTGATCGGTTCCGGGTAACCGTCAACTCACAACCGTAACTCCCCGCCGCCTATGCTGGGTGAGTACTCCTTCCGGAAAGAGGAAACACATGGCTGAGAACCTCGCCCCCGCACCGATGTTCCCGGAGCGGCCCGGTACCTCCTTCGAGGTCAAGCAGGCGGGCAACGTGACACGTCGCGGGCCCCTGCGCTTCGAAGAGGGCATCGCAACTGACACCGACGTTCCCAACGACTTCCAGGTCGGCGCGATGCAGGGATACCTGACCGCCCCTGGCCGCCCGAACCGGAACGCCAACGTCTTCGAGAAGCCTGCGGCCGAGACCATGAAGGAGCGGGCCCACGTCGGGTCTGCGGCCTGGGTCGAGGCACAGACCTTCCTCGGCGAGTTCGCCCACGGTTCGTTCGGTGACCACGGCGTCATCGAGTACGAGCAGGCGGACCGGTCGGGTGGGCGCTACGAGCGCCTGAACCCGGCTGTTGTTGACGACTGACCCCGATGGTCGCCTTCAACGACCGTCGTCCCTGGGGGTACACGACCCCCGGCGATGACGACTTCAACACGCCCCTGGACAAGCAGGCGAAGAAGGCTGCCAACGCGCGGCTGCGCAACGAAGACCTGAGCGACCACTTCGAGGTCGGCTTCAGCCTCACGGACAAGGCCATCAGCAAGGCCAACCGGCAGGCGCGGCGGACCGGAGCCGCACCGACCAACGTCGGCGAGTACATCTCCGCCGTCCAGGAGCACCTTCCGACCCTGGTCCAGAAGCACGCCTACAAGGGCCAGATCGGCTGACGAAGACGAGAACCCTGCCTGACCTTGCCCGGGCAGGGCTCTCGTCTCTACCAAGAGAGCGGGTCCGGCATCAGCCATGAGTTTCACATTCGTCAGCCCTAGCCAGCGGGCCTCGGGGAGCGACCTCACTGTCGCCATTTCCCCGCTTGGGCTCGTTGAACTGGCTGACGAAGAGTTCGAGGTTCATGGCCCCCGGCTCAACCGCTACGCCCAGAACTGGGCCTTCTACCTCGGCCACCACTGGGGTTACCGCCGCGAAGCGGGCGAGCCCCAGATCACCTTCAACTACGTGAAGGCGTTCGCCGATTACATCAACAACTTCACCTTCACCCGAGGCGTTCACTTCGGCTGCGTCAAGCAGTACGAGCACATCATCCCAGCGCTGCTCAAGCGCGTCTGGGAGGTGGACAACAGCAAGACCAACGTCATGTGGGAGATGGGCCAGTACGGCGGCGTCAACGGCGACGTGTTCGTGAAGATCGCGTGGGAAGAGCCCTGGCAAGACGCTGTCGGTGACATGCACGCGCCTCGGGTGCGCATCATGCCCCTGAACCCGGCCTTCTGCTTTCCGGAGTGGCACCCCCATGACCGTGAGCGCCTGATCCGGTTCAAGTTGAAGTACCGGTTCTGGGCCACCAGCGCGGAAGGCACGCGCCAGGTCTACACCTACACCGAGATCCTGACCGACGAGACCATCGAGGAGTACATCAACGACGAGTTGGTGGACTCGCGACCCAACCCGCTCGGCGTCATTCCGATCACGCACATCGCCAACTCGTACATCGCAGGGTCCCCGTGGGGGCTCGCAGACATCGCGGACATCGTCTCGATCAACCGTGAGTACAACGAGAAGGCGACCGACATCTCCGACATCATCAACTACCACGCCGCTCCCGTAACCATCATCACGGGTGCCAAGGCCTCCAACCTGGAAAAGGGCGCGAAGAAGGTCTGGGGTGGCCTGCCCAAGGAAGCCCAGGTCTTCAACCTGGAGAACGGCGTCGACCTGGCCGGACCCATGTCCTACCTGGAGATGCTCAAGCGCACGATGCACGAGATCACCGGAGTCCCGGAGTCGGCTCTGGGCCAGATGCAGCCCATCTCGAACACCTCGGGAGTGGCCCTGGCCATCGCGTACCAGCCGCTGATGCAGCGCTACGCCATGAAGAAGATGCAGTACACCAAGGGTCTGAAGCAGATCAACGACCACATCCTGCGGACCTTGTACTGCTTCGAGCCTGAGTCCCTAAAGTACGACCCGACCACCGATGGCGTCATCAACCCCGAGACCTTCGACGGTCCGCTGGCCATCGACCCCGGCGACCCGCTGGCCTACGTGACGGAGGCCGAGTGGCCTCCGCCGCTGCCCGTCGACAAGTTGATCACGCTCAACGAGATCCAGATGCGGATGCAGGTCGGTCTGGAGTCGAAGATCGGAGCCCTTCGCGAACTGGGAGAGGAGTTCCCTGCGGACAAGATGCAGGAGATCTTCGAGGAGCAGATCGCGGATGCGAAGCAAGCGGGCGCGCTGTCGCTTGTCAAGTCCCAGATCGCTTCCGCTATCGTTGCCCTGACGGGAATCGCGCCGGAAGGCGTCGAAGGACCGGAGCCTCAGGAAGACGCTGACGGCAACCCGATCAACCCGCCCACCGGGCCCAACCCGGTATCGACTCCGCCTGGTGGTGGCGACCCGTTCGCCGCGAAAACACCCGACGAGGTCATGCAGATGATGACGGATCTGGTTACGCAGGCCTACGGGACCAAGTTCCCGCAGCGGCGTAACCCATCGGAAGACGGCGACTAGCCGCATCTGCGAACCGCTTCACCCTGTTGTCACCCCCCGTGGCTCATTCGTAGAACCAAACCAACAAGGAGTCGACTATGTCTGACCTCGACCCGTCTGACGACGGCACCATCACGATCCCGGTTCCCCCGCCCCCGGCCAACCCCGCTGACTCCATCTTCACCAAGGAAGATGTCGAGCGGCTTCTAGGCAAGGCGCGGCAGGAGGAGAAGGACAAGGTCTACGGCCGCCTCTCCAAGTACGAGGAGACCCTGAAGCAGACGCAGACCGAACTGGAGGCGTTGCGCAAGGCCAAGGAGGCCGAGGAGGCAGAGCGCCTGGCCAAGGAGGCCGACAAGGCCGCAGCCGCCAAGGCGAAGTTTGAGGAGGACGCGTCCGCGAAGGATCTGCTCAAGGCGCAGCAGAAGGAGTACGAAGCCAAGTTCGCAGCGTTGGAGCAGGCCCGCGAGCAGGACCGGACCCTCCTGGAGAAGGAGCGAGAGTTCTCCGCCTTGCGTGAGTTCACACAGAAGCGCATCGCCGAAGAGCGCGATTCCATCGCGCCGGAACTCCTGGTGTACGTTAGTGGTAACACCGAAGCCGAGGTCGAGCGTAGTATCGACCTTGCGAAGCAACAGAGTCAGGCGCTTGCCTCCTCCTTCCAGGAAGCACAGCAGCGGGCTCGCGCTTCGCTTCGCGGAGTGGCCCCCACGGGACTCACTCCGTCGGGACCTCTGGACACAGACTCGGCGCACAAATCGTTCTCACCCGATGAACTGAAGAACATGTCGATGGCGGACTACGCCAAGTACCGGGACAGTCTGCTGGGGACTGCACGAACCGCCCAGCGCAACCGTGGTCTGTACGGCTGACGCGTCGCGCGCACCGTAGTCCGAGATAGGAACCCATCCCATGTCCTCAGCAATCACCGGTACCCCCAACCTTGCGGGGTCCCCCACCGGCTACACGGGTGGCGCGAACACCCAGTTGGCAGCCGCCATCCAGACCATCTGGTCCAAGGAGATCCTCTTCCAGGCGATGCCGATCCTGCGGTTCGAGCAGTTCGCCGTCAAGAAGACCGAACTGGGTGTTCAGCCCGGTCTGACGATCAACTTCATGCGGTACAACAACCTGGGTCAGGCTTCGCAGTTGACCGAGGGCGTGCGCATGCAGACGGCCGCGCTGACCGCGAGCCAGTTCAGCATCACCGTCGCGGAGCACGGTTTCGCCGTGGCCGTCTCGGAACTGCTGCTGAACTCGTCCTTCGATGACGTGATGGCCTCGGCCTCGCGTCTGCTGGGCCGCAACATGGCCCTGTACCTGGACATCTCGGCCCGGCAGACCCTGCTCTCGGCCTCCAGCGTGGTGTACGGGTACGACAGCACCACGGGCGCGACCATCACCAGCCGGAGCCCGTACGACAAGGGCACCGTTGGCACCGGCCCCGCCTCCATGACCGGGCTGTACAACCTGTCCCTCCCGGTCGTGCGTGACGTGGTCGAGACCCTGGCCACCAAGAACGTCCCGAGGCTCGGCGAGACCTACGTCGGCTTCGTTCACCCGCACCAGTCCCGTACCCTCCGCGAGACCCCGGAGTTCATCGAGGTCACGAAGTACGCGGCCCCGGGCAACTTCCTGCTGGGTGAGATCGGCCGCCTGAACGACGTGGTCTTCATCGAGACCACGCAGGTTCGCAAGGTGACCACCGGTGCTGGCGCTGGCTGGACCGCTGACACCCTGAACGCCGATGGGACCACCAGCGGCAACGGTGCGACCGACCGCTACGACGCCGTGTTCATCGGCGACAACGCGTTCGGCCACGCGATCTCGCTGCCCGTCGAACTGCGTGACGGCGGCATCCTGGACTTCGGTCGTGAGCACGCCCTGGCGTGGTACGCGATCTGGGGCCTGGGCCTGATCACGGACCAGTCCGTGATCGTGGCGAAGACCAACTAGGTCTTCCCCAAGCACTACCTGAGGAGGGGGTCGGGGCTTCGGCTCCGGCCCCCTTCTTCATGTCCTGGAGGACACCATGGTTGCTGCGCACGACCAGAAGATGACCCTGCACATCGTCGCCCACATCGCGGAGCACGAGATGCGGGAGGATGACCCTCACTACCACCTGTTCAACGAGGCCAAGGCCCGCCTCAAGAAGTTGGGCCTCTGGAAGTGCGCCCTGGACGACGACTACTGCGGTGGCGGTCCGGAACTGCACCACTACCACGTGGAGTTCAGCCAGCAGAACGGCATGGACTTTCACAAGGTGAACCAGGCACTGGGTCTCCACATCGAGAGTGACGAAGAGTTCGCCCAGTGGATCGAGAGCCCGGGAAACCTAGAGGTCTTGTGCGCCAACCATCACCGGACCCACTTCGGCATCCACGTCCTACCAGCCCCTCTATGGGAGCCCCTGCGCTACCGGAAGGCTGGGGTCGCGGCTGGTGGAGAGTTCATCGCGGCGAAAGACCTTCCCAAGTAAGCGGTTGATAGAAACCTCTTGACAGTGTCGATACCTCCTGTCAGTCTGGTGATCCGCGATCACTGGCACCCTGGGAGGGAACCGCTACATGAAGAAGATCGTCACCACGCTTGCCGCCCTGGCTCTCGGAGCAGCCATGCTTGCTGGATGCGCCGTCAGCACGACTCCCTCGGGGAGCCCGGCCTCCGGCCAACCTAGCCAGGCCGCTCCGGCGAACAGCGTTCCGGCCAACATCGTTCCGGCCACGACCGCGCCTGCCGCACCCGCGATGACCGTCTCGCAGCAGCAGGCGGTCCAGTCGGCACAGTCGTACCTGAGCATGGGGTCCGGCTTCTCGCTGAAGGGGCTCATGCAGCAGTTGACCTCCTCCTCCGGCGAGGGCTTCTCGAAGGCGGACGCGGCGTTCGCTATCCGACACCTGCACCCCAACTGGGACGCCCAGGCCGTAGATTCGGCGAAGGGATACCTGAGCATGGGCGGCTTCTCGCGCACGAGCCTGATCCAGCAGTTGACCTCCTCGTCTGGCGAGGGGTTCACCTTGGCGCAGGCACTTTACGCCGTTAAGGCTGTCGGTCTCTGACGCCTGGATGAAGCGGTTCCCCGGAAGGGGGTCGGGACTACGGTCTCGGCCCCCTTTCTCGTTACCCTTGTCCAAGAAGTGCTTTCACACTCGTGGCTGAAACGGAGAATCCCATGACTCAAGTTGCTACAACCCCCCAGGCTGCGCAGCGCAAGCGGGCGGCCGACTTCACCGGCCGTCAGGCCCAGGATCTCGCGGCAGCCAGCGCCGAGGAACTGAAGAAGCGCGAAGGCGAGATCGCCCTCCGTACCCAGGCCGACCTCGTCGCCAAGAGCGAGATCGTTGACCTGACCGGCAACGGTGTCGTTGACATCACGGACGAGGTCGAGGCCGCTGCTGCGGTCGAGGTTTCGAATCCGACCCGCAAGATTCTGGTTCGCGAGGATCTGACCGACGTCACCATCGGCTTCGGGAACTCGTACTCCTTCGAGGCGGGTCGCACCTACATCGTCCCCAAGCACGTCGCTGACCACCTTGAGGCGCAGGGCTACGTCTGGTAGCCAGGAAGGCTGAGTCGTGACCGCGATCTACTACCCAACGGACACGCTGAAGAAGGACGTCGTCCGCGCGCTCACCGGCTTGGCGACCACGGACTTTGTCCCTCCCTTCAGCCTGTACTTCGCTCTGCTGACAGCCCTGCCGATGGTCGACCCGTCGCACATCAACTACGACCCGACTCCCTCTCAGGTCGCTGCTCTGGAGGTTGTGGCCACCGGCTACAGCCGCCAGGCGGTGACGTGGGGCGGGGTCACGCAGGGCACCTCGGGCGCGCTGGCGTACCAGTCCAACAGCACGTCTCTCGTCTTCGGTCCCTTCACCGGTACCGGCGGCCTGGCGGCAACCGGGTACGGGGCGCTGATGACGGCGGCCTCGGGTACCACGGGCAAGGTCCACAGCCTGTGGGACTTCTCGGCCACCTTGGTCTCCGCGCCGCAGGGCGAGAGTCTGGAGATCCCACCGGGCACCTTCATCCTCGGCGACATGGCCTTCTAAGGAGTCCTCCGGTGGCGGATCTAACCAGCCTCCTTGCGCGCGTCCGGAACCAACTGGGCGACCGTGGCCAGTCGTTCCAGGTGAACTTCGTCGCGGACGGCGAGCAGACCCTGTACGACATGGGCTACAGCCCGGTCGGGGCAACCTCGATCACTGTCCGGACCCTGGTCGGCGGAACCCTAGCGACCCTGCGCCTCGGCACCGACTTCACGGTGGACGAGGTCAACGGCATGCTCACCCTCGCGAACCCCGTGACGAACGAGGGCAACATCATCGTCACTGGGAGTTCCTACTCGCTGTTCACCGATCTGGAACTGACGCAATGGGTTACGGACGCCGTGAGTCAGCACACGCACGGCATGAACACCTCGGAGCGTTTCTCGCAGGGCACCGTCGGCCAGCAGCCTGCGGTCGTGCTGAACTGGAACGGCGCGGCCAACCAGGACCCGTGGGCTGGCTGGACTGCGCAGTCCCACAGTGAGCCCCCCGTCAACCTCGTCACCGCCTATGGCGCGACCCCTGCTCCGTACCCAGCCGGTGTGATCCGGTACGCCGTTGATGCGGTGGGGCTCAACAACTTGCCGGACATCGAGGAACCGCTTGTCGCATTGCTGGCGACCATCGAGGCGCTCTGGGCTCTGTCCACCGACGCTTCCACAGATGTGGATATCCAAACCGCCGAGGGAACGGTCGTTCCCCGTGGCCAGCGCTACCGGCAGATCCTCCAGCAGATCGACATGCTGACAGAGAAGTACCGGTCCGTGTGCGCCCAGTTGAACGTCGGGCTGTACCGCATCGAGGTCTCCAACCTGCGCCGGGTCAGCCGCACCACCAACCGGCTCATCCCCGTCTACGTGGAGCGCGAGTACGACGACGCGGACCTGCCTGTTCGGCAGATTGTGCCCATCGACGGCGAGTTCCTGGACGACTCGGGGATCCCCAGCCCCGCGTACTTCACCGGACTGGGGTAAGCCATGGGCCGCCTGGACAACAAGAAGGGCCGGTTCCACGCGGACTTCGAGACCACCGAGATCAACAGGGCGCTGCTCGGTTGGCAGCAGGAAACCGGAGACACCGTCCTCTGGTACCGGTTCAGCCCGGAGGACTCGGTCACGCACGACATCTACGACGAGGCCACCTTCGAGGGGAAAGTCTTCGACGGGCCCTACCAGATCGACGTTCTCCACGTCACCCACCAAGAAGGCAGCAACAAGGACACGGACACCGGCTTCTACACGAACGACGACCTGCACATCACGGCCTCGTACAACCAGTTGGTCGATGAGGGATTCGTCCACCCCGACCTATTCCCGGCTGGCTACCTGAAGGACCGGATCGTCTATGACCAGAAGGTCTTCCGCATCCTGCGCCTGGAGACCCTGGGCCAGATTCACCAGCGAGACATCATCATCGGACTCGACGCCACGCAGGTGAAGCCGGACGAGTTGGTCAACGACCTCCAGTTCGCGCAGTACGCAGCGGTGGCTCAGCCCAAGCCGCCCTACCTCGGGAAGGTCTACCCCTGATGGCTAACGTCCAGTACGACATCACTGTGGACGCCGGATACCCGGTCACGGCCACTTTCACCTACCTCGTAAATGGCGCGGTGGTAACCGGCTTCGGGTACTGGAACGCGACCCTCCAGGTCCGGAAGAACCCGTACCTGACCGACGCGCCGCTCATCAACAAGTCTCTCCAGGTCGACGGGACCACAGGGGACGTAACCCTGGCCCTCACTCCCGCCGAGACCACGCTTCTCAAGTGGGGCTACTTCATCTACGGCATCGAACTTCAGGACGACGCCTTCAACCCGATTGTGGAACTCGCAGTTGGCAACCTCACTGTCAACCCGGCCGTGGCACTCGTGCCCCCGGTGGGGCCATGAGCGGAGACATTGTCGTCAATGCCCCCAGTGGCGAAACCGTCGTAGTCAATGTGCCCAGCAGCCAAACAGTCTCCGTAACCCCAGCGGCCACTGCCTCCGTACCCGTCACCGTTGGCGGGGGTCCTATCGGTCCTGCTGGTGCGGTTGGGGCAACCGGGCCGGTCGGAGCCACCGGAGCAGTAGGACCCACCGGGCCCGCTGGGATCACGGGACCAACCGGACTGACAGGCTCTACCGGCCCAACCGGCGTTGCCGGACCAGCCGGAGTCACTGGACCGGTCGGTCCTGCTGGAGTGACGGGACCCGTTGGTACGCCGGGTGTCACTGGTGCAACAGGTCCCGCTGGGCTCGCTGGCGCTCCTGGTCCTGCTGGATCCGCAGGACCGTCAGGGGCGACCGGTCCTACTGGCGCGACAGGGCCAGCGGGAACACCTGGCGCAGTAGGTGCTACCGGACCCGCAGGAGCAGCCGGTGCGGCGGGGCCTGCCGGAGCCACGGGAGCCACTGGTCCTGGGGGCGCAGCCGGAGCAGCAGGAGAAGTCGGTGCCACAGGACCAACGGGACTGACAGGTCCGGCCGGTGCGACAGGCCCTGCGGGAGCAGGGGCTACTGGCGCAACCGGACCCGCCGGTCCAGCAGGTGCTACCGGATCCACAGGCCCTGCCGGTGCGGGCGCTACTGGCGCAACCGGGCCTCAAGGATCAGCGGTCC